CGCTTATGCGGCATATAAGCTGAACCGCGATTCGTTTGAATAACAAAAAGGAGGTTTTCCTATGACTCCAGAATATAGTGGTTATTTGGCTCATCACGGTGTGAAAGGCCAAAAGTGGGGTGTTCGGAGATACCAGAATGAGGATGGGACACTTACTAAGAAAGGTCGGACACGCTGGGATAAGGCGATTAGAGATATTGATGAGGTTTTGAATCATCCAAAGACCAAGAATCTTTACTCTCCTGAGGAACGCAAGAAGCTCGAGGCATATAGGGATTCTCTCCAATCAAAGGCCGATAAGATTCGAGCTAAACGCGAAACAAAGAAAGCAAAAAAAGATGCTGATAAAAGTATTCGGGACGTTGGATGGGCGAGAGAACTGGATAAACGCCCTGATCCAACCGATAGCAAAAGTGAAAGACGCCGCAAAACGGAGAGGATTATGGCACGAAATGGAATGACCGCGCTTGGCGTTGCACTTTCTGTAGCATCTGGAAATCCCGTTCCAGCTATTATAGCTATCAATAGTTTGCATCTTGCTCCGCGTGCACGTGCCCGTTCGAATAAAAAATAAAAGAAGAGAACCATGTTTTACATGATTCTCATTCCCGTTTTTACATTGCATCTCTCCTTTTTATAGGTCCTTTCAGTTTCATGCCAATTCTTTTACCATCGCATCATCCTTTCTATTTTCCTCTTCATTAATATGTATGTTTTTGGTGCGGATTTTTGGCCTGAAAAGACAAAAGAAAAGGGCCGAAGCCCTTAATCCAGGACGATATTCGCGAAGCCACCATATTGGTCCTTGCAATGCTGAATCCATTCACGCATCCGCTGATCGTATTTCGGTTCCGGTTTTGTTTCCTCAACTACTTTGAGTTCCGGTTCCTTAATACTGTCTTCAGCTAATATTTTGTCACATTCAGCCAGCAAGTCCTTGATAGCCTGCTCTTTCGCCTGGTCGACTTCGACCTTTTTGCCTTTCGTTTTGTTTCCTTTCTTTGTCATTCTATTGACCAGTGATCCTGCACATCTGCCAATAAACAGTCCGCCCTTTGTAGCAATAGGTGCAATTACTTTAGTTCCAATTGTACCTGCTCCTACTACAGCCAGTCCCTTCATAACCATTGCTTCAGTAATCATAATCAATTCTCCTTTCAAAAATTGGAAGTTTTTCACTTCTCTTCATTAATATATGTGTTTTTCGTGCGAACCCTGTTGATTTTCAATGCTTGGAGGTAAGTCCATGACAAAAGAATACGAGGCATATCTGGCTTACCGAAAAGTCAGGCAGCCGGTAAAAAAAGAAAATGATCCTGTATATGCGGATTTCCTGATTCACTACGGTGTGAAAGGACAGAAATGGGGAACGCGGCAGTGGCAGAATGCGGATGGAACGTATACAGAAGCCGGTAAACATCACTATGGTTGGGGATACGGCCGGCAGACAAGTCAAAATGGAGCGATAGCACCAGCGGCAAGAAGACCTCGAACCGGTTCCAAAGTGGACGGTTATCAACGATCACGACGGCAGATGGGGACTAGAACAGCTACCAGTGAATCCGGTACGACAAAACGTCAATTGACGCCTGCCGAGATCGAAGCGCGAAAAGCCAGAACACGGAAGATTCTAGGCATCGCTGCCGGAGTAGCGGTCACCGCGGCAGTAAGTTACGCTGCGTATAAAGGGTCCACAAAACTTCGGGATAATATGCGGTCCGATGTATACAAGAATTTCAACACTGGCAGTAGAAATCTGAATACATTGACTTCTAAATACTGGAATAGCTCTGATCGAAGAAAATACTCGGAGTTGGCGACAAAACGCGCTAATGATGTGGCAAACAGTATTGGAAGAAAAGAAGCCATTGCCGCTAAGTTTGCGGAAAAGACCAGGCTGCAGATCAGCGTTCCTCAGAATCGGAAAAAAGAATTAGCCATGCGTCGAAGCGAGAATGAGTTTTCTAATTTCATTCGTGACGCCGAGAAACGAGGGTCGTTAAATAAGTCGATTCACGATGCGAGACAGGAGCTAAGGGAACAGCAGAAGCGCCTGGAAGTTTATCGCAATACGCAGCATATCGGCACGAGTAAACAGTATGAGGAACTATGGACCCGCAAGCGTCAGGAAAACATAGAGTTAGCGCGTGAACGTCTGAATAATCTATTGTTACAAAGAAGGGCAGGCTAATCGAAATGACACCTGAATATAGTAATTTTCTTGCCCACTACGGTGTAAAAGGTCAGAAGTGGGGAGTTCGGAGGTATCAGAATCCGGACGGTACTTTGAAAAAAGCCGGTCAACGGAGAGAAAAACCTGAAAGCAGAAGATGGAAGGCAAACGACGCGTCTCGATTGAGCAACGAAGAACTGGATCGTCGGAATACGAGACTCCAGAAAGAGAATCAATATCGGCAGAACATTGAAAATGCTCATCCAGTGAAGAAAGAGATCAAGAACGCGGCTAAGAAGATTCTGCTTTATTCTGCAGTCGGAGTCATGAGTGGGGTCATGGCAAAGAATTATAAGGATGGGGCAGGTTTTATTAAAAAGTTCAATACGTACAAGTTGGGAATGACGGCTTCTCAGCTGGGTGAAGCCTTGCAGAAAAAAGGTTAATCAGAATCAACGATTCGCCTGCAACGATGCGGGTTTCTTTATTTTTTGGATAAACGGAGGTGATGAATTTGGCCGAATATACAGGCGACGGAATGAGCCTGGGGCGTCGGCTGCGGCATGCCTGGAACGCTTTTACGGGGCGTGATCAGGCAATTATTCAGGCACAGGATCTTGGGCCTGCTTATACCGTTCGGCAGGATCGGATTCCTTACCGCAGGGGGACAGAGCACTCCATCGTCGCCTCCATCTATACCCGGATCGCTATCGATGTGAGCAGCGTGAAGATCCATCATGCCAGACTGGACGACACTGACCGATACGTCGGTGATATTGATTCTGGTCTGAATTACTGCCTTAACACCGAAGCCAATATCGATCAGACAGCTCGGGGCTTCATGCAGGATCTGGTGGAAACCATGTGCGACGAAGGTGTTGTGGCCGTGGTGCCAGTGGATACGACTACAAATCCGAGGATTACGGGCAGTTATGACATTAAAACCATGCGGGTGGCCAGAATCACAGAATGGCGGCCTGAGCATGTGAAGCTTAATCTCTACAATCAAATCAGCGGAAAGAGAGAGGATTTGATCCTGCCTAAACAGATGGTGGCGATCATTCAAAATCCGCTCTACAGCGTGATGAACGAGCCGAACGGAGTTCTTCGAAGGCTTATTCATAAATTGAATCTTCTTGACGTGATTGATGAGCAGAACTCCAGCGGAAAACTGGATCTGATCATTCATCTGCCGTACATGACAAAAAGCCCGTTGCGAAAGCAGGAAGCCGAAAACCGGCGGAAAGACCTGGAGCAGCAGCTGGCCAGAAGCAAGTACGGAGTGGCGTATACAGATGCCACTGAGAAGATCACCCAGCTTAACCGACCGGTTGAGAATAACCTGATGGACCAGATCGAATACTTGACGAGCATGCTGTACAGCCAGTTGGGGATGACGAAAGAGGTCTTCGAGGGGACGGCCAACCAGGAGGTCATGCTGAACTATTTCAGTCGGACCATAGAGCCCATTGTGTCGGCGATTGTTGATGAATTCAACCGCAAATTTTTGACGCGAAAGGCTCGCTCTCAGAACCAGAAAATCGTGTTCTTCAGAGATCTGTTCAAGCTGGCGCCTGTCGAGAGCATCGTAAATCTCGGCAGCCAGTTCGCGATGAACGAGATCATGACGCCCAATGAAGTCCGGCAGCTGATTGGTTTCAAGCCGGCTACGGATCCGGGCGCGGATGAACTCAGGAACCGGAACATCAACGCGAGTCCCGGTCCTGACATGGAGGGGTATCCGGTTGATCAAGGATATCCCGTCGAGGAAGAACCGGCGACATCCATCGCGGACACGAAAGTCTCCGACTTATAGGGACACATGAATGATCGGTTTCTGAGATCTGAATTTCACGAAAGGAGAAGTGTATGAGTAAAAGACCGAAAATCTACGACTTCAGCGGATGGGCAACCAAAAACGACCTGCGCTGCAGTGATGGGCGCACCATTCGCAAAGACGCATTTAAGGACGATGATGGCCGCCGGGTTCCGCTGGTGTGGATGCATCAGCACAAGGATCCGGCAAACGTTCTCGGACACGCAATTCTGGAAAACCGGAACGAAGGCGTTTATGCCTACTGTTCGTTTAATGGTTCTCATGCCGCACAGGAAACAAGGGAACTGGTGAACCACGGAGATGTTGTAAGTCTCAGTATCTTTGCCAATAACCTGACCCAGAATGGCGGCAACGTGCTTCACGGGAGCATTAAGGAAGTCAGTGTTGTGCTGGCTGGAGCTAATCCCGGGGCAATGATTGACTTCCCGATTCTGGCCCATGGCGACGGGGCAGAAGAGGACTATACCCAGGCGGAAATCAGGATTATGGAGCCTATTGAACTGTATCATTCCGATGAATCCGAAGAGGAAGAAATCAAACCTGTTGATGACACACTGGAGCACGCCGATGAAAAGAAGGAAGATCCAGAGAAGAAAGAAGGACAGAAGGAACGCACGGTTCAGGATGTCCTTGACAGCATGAATGAGACACAGAGAAAGGTGACCGAATTCCTCGTTGAACAGGCGATTGCTGCCCGTGAGGAAGGCGAAGTTCCGGACGATCTGGAGCATGCCAACGAAGACGGAGAAGCCGCCGCTGAAGGTGAAGAAACCGTGGCGGATGTTCTGGAAACCATGACCGATGAACAGCGGCAGGTAGTGACCTATCTGGTAGACATGGCACTGAACGGTGCCGATGAAGACAACGGCGAAGAAGAGACCGCCGAACATTCTGATAATGAAGGAGAGGAACTTGAAATGAGTCACAATGTTTTCGAGAATGCCAACAACAAGGAAACCGGCGCCGTGCTGAGCCACGCGGAAGGAATGGACATGATCAAATACGCCCGGGAGCATGGCTGCAGCCTGAAGCAGCTTATTACCGGCTGGGCGCAGGACAACGGCAGGAGCATTGACTCCCTGAGCCACGACGATCTGGGCATCAACAACGTGTCCCAGCTGTTCCCGGAGTACAAGCTGCTCAACGGCCCCGCTCCCGAACTCATGACCACTGATCAGGGATGGATCAGCAAGGTCATGAATAAGGTAACCAAGGCGCCCACGCCCCGTCTGCGGGTTCGCTTCGCCGATGTGCGGGATATTTCCAACCGCAGGGCTAAGGGATATCAGAAGGGCACCCAGAAGGACCTGACCGGCAATATCGACCTGCTTGGCCGGACTTCTGATCCGATTACCGTGTATGTCTCCACAAAGCTGGACCGGGACGATATTCTCGACATCGAGGACTTCGACTACGTGAACTACATGTATCAGTTGGATCGGATGAACCTGAACGAGGAGCTGGCCCGCGCCATCATGATCGGCGACGGCCGCAGCGGCGACAAGGCCATCGACGCCACTAAGATCCGCCCGATCTGGACCGACGACGAT